AACACAAGCTGACTTGTGAAAAATAGCACCAGGAATTGTAGATGCAGTACCACCAGTAGAAACTGTATTGGACATATAAACATCAATTCCATAAAGTGAGCCAACTAAACCAGATCTTAGTCCACGATTACCTTCACCGACTGCATCATTTCTGATAAAGTATTGAGCAATACCAGCAGAAGGATTAAGTATGTCTGCAAATAAAGTTGGATTAACAACCATTGCACACTCGCCATCCATGTAAGGAATATCGTTCTCACCTAAAGTAGCAAGTACGCTTTCAAATACACTAGCAGTTAAAGTGTCATCAGCAGATAGTGCTTGAGACTCATTTAAGCCATCTAACTCACCCCAAATATCAGCATCAACTTGACGAGCAAGAGACTCACCCATCATTCTTGAGTATTTCTCTACTAAGTCAGCTTCTGACTGAATCATAGCCACATCTTCAAATAATTTTGCGACATATTTGTGTTTATTAATTGTTAATTGAGTTTCTGTTGTTGCAGTAGCGTCATAGCTAACATCTGCACCAGCAGACTTATCACTAGCACTTATTAAGCTCATTTCAGGAATATGTATTACATCTCCATAGCCTTTTCCACCAATAAGAGCAGAATAGTCATCAATTAACCCACGAAAGACAGTTTTTCTTTCAAAGAATTTATAGATGCCATCAGCCCAAATTTCAGGTATAAAATGCTGGTCTGTACTTGTGGTAACTGGATTACCTTGATAATGTTTAGACATTTATTTACTTTCTCATGTATGTTTCCAATATCGTACTCCAGTTCTTTCTTCGTTCTGCTCCTGACATTTCAGTCCAATCCCCTACTTGTTTAGTTGGGATTGTTCCTTTGTTATCAGGTGGGTTTACAACTTCTGTGTTAGTAAACTCTTCAACAATACTTAAAAGAACCTCAGTATCAACATTGGCAAATTTTTCTCGTTTATTTTCAGGAAGTTGAGCTAAAGCACCCTCACGAAGTCTTGCATCCATTGCTTCCCATCTCTCCTTGTAAGGTTTGTAGGATTCAATTTCACCAGCAAGATCTGCATTTAGTTCTTGCCACTTTTCTTCTTCACGAAGTTTTGCTCTTCGTTCTTCTTCCTCTTTACTTTTAAAAGACTCAAGACTTTCTCTAAGTTGATTTCTTTCTGAAATAACTTCATTCAACCTTGAAATCGGTACATTGTTTTCGACTTGTGTGTCGGCTTCCTGTTTTACATCTGGCTCGATGGTTGTTTCTTCTGACATTTTAACCTCTTCAGTGAGTTATGAAATCGCAAGAATTACCCTTGCATTAATATATGGTATAATATAAATTAGTACATCAATCTAATGCAAGAAAAAAATTACGAATTTAAAAAAAAGTGGTTTGATTATTTAGGTTATAAACCACATCAAGGGCAAATGCCTTTACATTTTCCTGAAAAGCAAGATGCTAGATTTCAAGTTGTAGTATGTGGCAGAAGATTTGGGAAAACTTGGGCAAGTGCTATGGAGGCTACTTATGTAGCATCGCAACCTAATAAACGAATATGGGTTGTAGGTATGTCCTACAAAAAAGCTAGGCTTATATTTAGAGAAATATGGCAGAGAATGGTTATAGGACAACCTGATGATGTTGATAAAGCATCAGAAAAAGATATGTATATTCGTTTTAAGTGGGGGACTACTGTAGAAGGAATGTCAGCAGATAATCCTTCTAGTCTTGTAGGGGAAGGTCTTGACCTACTTGTAATTGATGAGGTTGCTAAAATGAATAAAAAAATATGGGATATGTATTTATCTCCTACGGTAGCAGGTAGAAAGGGAAAAGTTATTTTTATTACAACACCTGAAGGCAGAAACTGGATATATGATTTGTTTAAATTAGGTAGAGATGATCCTATGTGGGAAAGCCATAGTTCTCCATCATGGATAAATGAGCATGAGTTTCCATTAGGCATTGAAGATCCTGCTATAATAGAAAGAAAAAGAAATATGTCCAAAGAATTGTTTGGTCAGGAATTTGGTGCAGAGTTTTCTGTATTTGAGGGTAAAGTTTGGGATTTTAACAGAGATTTAGATGTTGGACACTATCCTTATAACCCTGATTTGCCTACATATTGTAGTATTGACTTTGGATATAGGCAACCTGCTGTTTTATTTTTACAAACAGAGTTTGATGGCAGTATTGACCATATTAGAATATTTGATTCTATATTACACAAACAAAACATCAAAACAGAAGATTTAATTAAGATGATTAAAACAAAAGGCTATCCTATATTATCTTACTATGGTGATCCTGCTGGTAGCAATGTTCAAGGGCAAAGTGGTGCAGGAGACATGGAGATATTTAGGAGAAGTGGTATTAGAATTTTATCTACTAGAGATAGAATGAGTAGAAATCTTGTGGCTAGTGTAGCTTATACTAGAGGATTCTTTGAAAGTGCTGATGGAGTAAGGAGAGTACATGTAGACACAAGGTGTAAAGAAATAATAGAAGATTTTGAAGAATATAGGTATCCTGAGAGTGAGGATGGCAAACCAATCAAAGAAGAACCATTGAAAGATGGTTTTCACGATCACGGAAACGATGCATTTAGGTATTTTATAATCAATAGATTTCCGATGAGAAATCAAGAAATGAAGAGGATTCAAAGATAATGGAGAAGGTACTAAAAGATAAATTATTGGAAACTAAACTAATGATGTCTCATGCTAGAAGAAATGAGATAAGAAAACATCTAGATTATTATTCAGGTGTATCTACAGACCAATATATTAATAATTTTTTTACAGGGGATGCTTTTAATGAAATACCCCCAACGCTTACTAATTTTACTAGAAAGTTTATAAACAAGATAAGTAGAATATATAGTTTGGGTGCTAAAAGAACAGCAGGGGGTAGTAGCGAAAGATATTCAGAGCTCATTCCTACTAAAGATGTTCGCATGAAACATTCTGAAAGAATGACTAGATTACTAGGAACTGTTGCTAATAGAGTATATTGGATGGATGGTGTATTTGATTATAGACCTATTTATTATTTTGAAACATATTTTGAGAATAACCCATTTGAGCCTAGTGCTATTATATATCCTTTACTAAATAGTACAGCAGATTTATCTAATACAGCAGATTTACAGTGGGAATACTGGGATTCAGAGAAATATGGGATTATGAATGAAGAAGGTGAGTTAATGTCTGAGATGCCTAATCCATATGGAATGATTCCTTTTGTATTTACACACAGAGAAGATCAGATAGATTCATTTTACGTTGAAGGGGCATCTGATATTGTAAATTGTAATGAGCAGGTTAATATTGCTTTAACTGAAATGAATCTCGGCATGAGATTTAATATGTTTGGACAACCGTGGGTAACTGGATTAAGAGCAGACCAAAGTATGCTAAGAGCAGGTTCTAATACTATACTAGATATGGGAGAAGATGGTGCTTATAACATAACTAGCCCAGCAGGTAATATCGATGAGGCTATTAATAATATTAAGTTTCAAATGGAATTAGTTGCTACAAATAATCATTTATGGATTACATGGGCAGAATCAGGTGGAGAAGTTCCTAGTGGTATTTCTTTGATGATTAAAGATATGGAGAGAAAAGAAGATTATTATGACGATATAGCTCTTTGGAGAATGTATGAAAAGCAATTCTATAATGTAGAGAGAGTTATAGCAGAATATAACGGTATTTCATTACCTGAAGAATTTGGAGTAGACTTTGAAGAAGTAGAATATCCAAAAACAATTCAAGATCAGATACTTAAAGATGAATTTGATATTAAAAACAATCTTATAACTAGAGCCAAGATAATGGTTAGAGATAATAAAGATTTAACTGTAGAGCAAGCTCAGTTAATTATAGATGAAAATAAAAATATTAATGAACAAGAAAATCCTGTGGTGATAAATGAAGTTAAAGATAACAACTAATTTTAGTTTTGAAAAGTTAGCAAATCAGATTCCAGACTTATATAAACAATATTTTAGTGCCTATGCTAAAGGAGCAGAAGCAGGAACTAAAGAAAATATTGACCAATCTAAAAATGTTCAAGGCAAAGCCCTTACATCTTTTACAGCTAGAATACAAAAAAGAAAGCCTTTAATAAAAACAGGCAAAATGAGAAAAAGTCTAAAGTCAGACAATAACACACTTTCTATTTTAGAGTATGGTTATAAACACAATGAAGGTCTTTGGGCTAATTTAAGACCTATAACAAACGTAAAAGACTTTATTGGCATAACAAAACCACTTGAAGAAGTAATAAATAAAAAATTTATAGACAATATAAATAAAGCTCTTAAAAAATAAGTCATTGTATTAAATTAGTTATTATTCATAGATTAATAAATGGATAATGAATTAATAAGACTACTGATTGATTATATGACTCAAAGAGAGTCAGATATAGTAGATTTAAACAGAAAAATACTGGAATTAGAAGATTTAATGGTTATAAATAATAACCTACTAGGATTTTTAAGTCAATGTATTGCTCCTTACCAACAACAGCAAGAATACACCATAGATAAAGAAATACAAGCATATTTAGCTAAATACTCTATAGAAAATGAGTCTTGGGGTAAATCATAATGAATGATTTTGGTTTTTTAAAGTGTATTTGCTTAAAATGTCATTGGGTATGGGAAGTATTATCTATAGAGCCCGATAGAAATCAAGAATGTCCTGAGTGTAAGTCTTTTGATACTAGAAGTTTTCTAAAGGACTTTGATATTTAATGCTTTTTCTCGTTTTTCTACTTTTTCCTGCCATTCTTTACGCTGTCTAGGTGTCTGTCTACCCTGTTTAGGCATTTCTACGCCTACAGCTTCAGCTCTTTCTCTCCACCTCCTAGCCTCTCTCCGCTTTTTATTCTTTTTGGCTCTTTTTTTCTCATCTAGCTTTATTTGTACGGGGTTTTCAGGAACTACTGGTCGTTGTGGAAATACCTGCACTTCTTCAATATCTTCAATAATCTCTGCCTCAACAGGAACTTGCGTATTTAAGAACTTCTCAAATGGACTTTGATGATTATCTACCTCGACTCGCTTTATAAGTTTACCCGAATGCTCTAATACAAGCCTACCAGCCTGAACATTACCAGCCTCAGCCTCACGAACCATGCTATTTAAAACATTAGGCAATCTAGCACCAAATGTAACCATATACTTCTGATAATACACTTCTACAAACTCAGGATCTTTAAACCAATTTCGTATTGTAGCTGTTGTAACACCAGCTTTATCTGCAACAGCTTGTATTGACGACTCAGGGGAAGAAACTAGCATATCTATAGCGATAGATTTCTCTGGTTTCCACTTAACTGGCAATGTAACACTCATAATAAACCTCTATTTATGGTATATTCTACGGACTTTATTTTTTTTATACAAGGGATTTTACCTGAATCCTAATAAGGCAATACTACTACTATACAATACATAAGATAAAAGCGTAGCTTTTATTAGGACTTTCTTTCAAAAAATTTTTTATAAGATGGGGCTAAGTGTTTGTTATACAACATTTTGTGGGGAATGCGTATAAAGCGATAGGTATAAATTTACATACGCCTATAGGTACTTGTCAAGGGTTTTTTAAAAAAATATTAAAAAGCGTGGAATCTAGCAAAGACTTGGCACAATACCAAATAAAAAATAAAAAAAAGATTTTACTTGACATTGTGGGGGGTATGGTCGTATAGAAAATAAAGTCCAAAAAAACACTTGACAAACAGCAATCTAGTCTAATTAAATATTTAACCTCTTTACTCTTTCTACTTGCTTTTGTACTCTATTAGTGTTATGGAGTCTATTTAGTAGTGCCTTGATTGGATTCATGCGAAATTAATTGATTTTGTCGAGAGTAAACGCTCAAAACATAGCCTAAATGGAGAGATTATGCTTTTTTAGTGTTATGGTACTTACGGATCAATTTCTAGCCATTTAGAGCTCTTTTTAGAGATCCTATGAAGTTTTGTAAAAGTCAAGAAAAAAATTACATAAAATGAATTTTTTTTGGATAGATTTAAAAATAGATGAAAAAAATACTTGACTTTCTCATAAATTAGAATATTTTAAAATCATTAATAGGGATTAAAAAAAAATAAAGTTAAATGATTAACTTTTTTTTACTTGACACATCCAAAAATAATTTTTTACATTTGAACTCAAATTAAATAGAAAGGTAATTAATTATGGCTAGTTTAAATAAAATAGGTACTCATGCAACTTCAGTTTACACTCATGAAGATACAACATACGTCAAGTATCATTATACAAATGTTGTCTCATTCAATAGAGATGAAATTAAATTGAATACGGGAGGATATTTCACGAACACAACTAAAACAAGAATGAACCAAACATCAAATCAATTTGGGTTGGGTTTTAGGGTTTATCAGAAAAATTTTGATTGGTTCGCTGAATATGACGGAAAGACATTCGAGTTTTTAAAAGATGAATTAACTTTGGAAAGGGTTTAAAATGGAGTTTTTAATTATTAGAGATGAGGAAACCATTGGAGGTTTAAAAATCAATATGAATGGACATTCATTGATAGATTTCAACCAAGATTTAGATATGTTTCTAGAGACTAGATTTGAAGAATTTTTTGAAAATATCTGTAAAGATTTTTTAAATAATTTTGATGACTTTGAATTTTTAGGATTGAAAGATAAATTAGTTTCTATGGATTTATGGAATAAATGTGATGTGTCTTGTAACGTCTTACAAGATTGTTTTGAGGTGTTAATATTTGGGGATGACGGATTGTTGGAATTTGAAATTAAGCCTTTGAATGATATTAAATTTTTTGAGGTTTAAAAATGATGGAGGCAAAAATTAAATTAATTGAATGGATGGTATCTCATACAGATGAAAATGAATATTTTGAGATGGTTGAAAAGTTGGGTTTATGTCCGAAACAATCAGTTATTGAGGTATTATTAGGCATAGGAAAATAGGTTCACTGAAGATGGGTTTTATACCCGAAACGCTCATTTATTTGAGCGTCTGAATCAAATTAGAAAGGTAATAAAATGAGTAAAAAAAACGTAGTTGTAAAACTAGAAAAGCCAACCGATGACGATATTAAAAGCGTTATAAAGGCTGGGATTACACATAGTTTAGAACAGGAAAAAATGGCTCAAATTATAGTAGCTGATATTGTCAATATGAACAAACAACATTGCACAACAAAAATGACTAGGGCGTTGGATGATATTTTTGCGAATGGAGAGGCTGAAGAAATAGACAATACTAAAAAGTTTGTCAAAACTCAGTTGCAAACCATCATTAAATCAAAAGCCGTTCAAACAGCTTTATTAGGTGAAGATATTAAATTAAAATCTTTGACTATTAAAAAAGTAAACAACGGGGTTCTAGATGGTGATAAATGCCTAAATAAAGACAAATTTCAAGATAAGCACTTAGGTTTGTTTAGGGTTATAATTGAGAGCAAGAAAACAACCCCAAAGTCATTTGATGAGGAATTGTCAAAACTTATGGAGAAACATGGCAAACACGCACATGACCTTATAAGTAGTGCTTTGAATTGGTTATCAGTGGAACAAGTTATGGAGGAACTCGAGACAAAACAAGTTGCCTAATCCTATATTATACTGAAGATGACCTAATGAGGTCGAAACAGGGGTTTTATATCCCCTGTCTATAATTTGGAGGAATTATCATGAACTTAAAACAAATTGAGAAATCAAAGCTATTTCAAGATGATTGGAATAATTGCACTGTAATTGCCTCATCAATAGCTTTTAATTTAGACTATGACAAAACAAGTCGATTTTATACCCTACATGGTAGAAAATGGAGAGATGGCTTATATCATTGTGATACTGATAGAATCATCAAACTATTAGCCGAGCAAGAGGGTTATGAAGTTGATTTTTTTGCCTTTGATAAACATGAGGCAAAAAGATTGAAAGGCGTTTATAATTGGAAGAGAGGAAAATTTATAAAAAGACCTCATTTTCAACGTTATAAATTCCAAGCTGACAAAAAGAATCCAATGGATTTAATGACCTTAACTCACAATCTAACGCCTAATAATCAGCATATGTACTTAGAACGGGGTAATTATATTCTAGGCTGTCAAGGTCATGTATTAGCTGTTAAAAATGGATTTGTGGAAGATTGGACAGAGGGTAGAAAACATAGAATAAATAAAATTTGGAAGATAACCAAAACAGGAAAAAAAGTTAAACCTTTAACTTTTTCAGAATACTTCAATAATAGAGAAAGGTTGCTATAATGAGCAAAGATAAAGTAAATAAAGTAGTTACAGATATGCAAAAGAAAATAGCTTTAGCTGTTTTAGATGAGATTGAGGAACTTATAAATACAGGCGTGTTTTATAATTCGGGTTGGGATGAACCCGAACTAATGAAAGATATGGGTTTTAGGTTTGATGATGATGATTTACTTGGTGGTATTGAATTAGCAAGGGAGTACATCAATGGATAAGTTTGTAGTAATTGCTAATTGGGATTCATGTGATTCAGTGGTTTATGGGTTGTTTGATTCCATTGAAGATGCTAAGGAATTTTGCGATAATTGGAAGTATGATGATTACGATTCTAGGCATGAGTTTTATTTAGATATTGAAAAATTGAGGGAGGTAAAATGAATCACTTATCTGTTTTTCTAGCTATTTGTATAGGATCAATTTTTGGCTTCTTTATATTAGGTGGTCATTATTTCCTTGTATATCTCAATGTATTATTTCCTAGTTTATTTTGGATTTACATGTTAAGTTTACTGATCAAAAAAATAAAAGGCTTTATATATGGGACATAGACAATGTAAAATTTGCTTGGTAATAAAACCAAAAACAGAGGAATTTTTTTATAAATCTGGTGGTGGTGGTAAAAGAAAAGGATTAGATATAAATGGTAACCCTTACCTAACCCACAAATGTCGAGATTGTTTTTGGACTCATAAAAAGAATTTGCCTAGTGGCAGGATTGCAAATAGAAAACGATTAAACGCTTATAAATTAAAGGCTAGTTGTAGTTGTGGTTATTCCCTGAAACGAGACAAAGAAAGATTTAGTACAAGGTCGCTGACATTTCACCACGAGCATAATAATAAAGTGGCTAATATTTCTAACATGATGAATCATTCATGGAAAAAAATATTAAAAGAAATTAATAAATGTATAATTATATGTTTTAATTGCCACATGGCTCTACATGGAAAGGAGGGATAGTTGGATAAAATAAAATATAAAAAGATAGAATTAAATATATCTGAAAAAGTTTTTTCAAAAATGAAACAAGATATTATAATTAGAAAGATGGCAGATAATGCCTATGGCTTAAATGACCAAATATTAATTAAGATTGTTAAATACATAACTGACGGAGAAGATAAAGTTGAAATTAGTTATAAAACTGAGAGGTCTTAAAATATTGCTTGACTATAATTTATATTATATGTAACTTAAATCTAACAATAGGAGAACTTATGGAGATTATATTAATGTTATCTATTATGGCACTTATAATATGGGTTGCTAAATTGAAAACAGACTTAAACATTGAGAGAGCAAAGGTAGATACCTACAGGTATTATTCTCTCAAACTTAACCATCAAATTAGGGGGATTAAATAATGCTAAACAAAGTTACAAAAAAAGAGTGTATGGAGGCTATCGAGTATTTATTTACTATGGGTTATACTTTAGAAATGACTAGCGATAAGCGATTTTATACTGAGATACTACTTAAAAAAGTAGCTAATGATTATAATATTAAACTTGAAGGCATAGATGAGGTTGATGAATAATGAAAACTACTAGCAGTGAATGGAGAGACAAAGAGGCTGACCAGACTATTAAGCATTGTAAGAAATGTAATAAGTGTTGGGAAAGGATGGATATTGAAAAGTCTAGGTTAGGTGGGCAAACAATAAATAAGTATGTTACGTTTTATGAGGACTTTGTAACATATGGTAAGGCTAAAGTTACTTGCCCTGTGTGTGAGGGTAAAACATCCCATGCACAAATGCTTAGAGATTTTGTCTTATATGAAATAATAAAAAGTTAAACGTTTAACTAAATAGGAGAACAATAATGTTAAAGGAAAAACAAAAGATAGCATATCTTGAAACAAAGCAGTACCAAAAAGATTGTACTGAATTTAATAAAGAACTATGTGATTTATTATCTGATTATGTAAATAGCATGAGCCAATTAAAGTTTGATAAATTTTCTGAGGTTGTGCTACCTACTATATTAATACATCATATTAGTAATTACTTTGAACATCATCTTATAAAGAATGAAGAATCTGTAGATGCTTTTGTTGGCAGTATAAAAGATACTATAATGGATAATTGTGGTATAGAACATGAGTGCAATGATTATAAATTCATTGAGGATTTAGGAGCGATGGCATGAATGTATTAGAATTGTTCGCAGGTTCAAGATCACTTTCAAAAGTTGCAGAAAAATTAGGTCATAATACCTTTACATCTGATATAAATAACTTTGATAAGATTGATTATGTAACTAATATAATGGACTTCAACCCCAAGAAAGTACCATTCCAACCCGACTTTATATGGGCATCTGTACCCTGCTATACATTTAGTGTAGCATCTATAGGTCATCATTGGAAAGGGGGCAACAGAAGTTATACACCTAAAACCTCAAGTGCATACATGGGATTAGCTATAGCCAAAAAAACTATAGAGATTATAAATCACTTTAATCCTAAGTATTATTATATTGAAAATCCTAGAGGCTTATTACGCAAGATGGAGTTTATGCAAGACTTACCTAGACATACTGTTTGGTATTGTCAGTATGGAGACGACAGAGCCAAGCCAACCGATTTGTGGACTAACGACAAGTCTTGGATTCCAAAGCCTGTATGTAAAAATGGAAACAAGGATTGCCACCACCAACCTGCACCAAGAGGCAGTAGAACAGGCACACAAGGTCTTAAGGGTAATTATGAACGCAGTATAGTGCCTAAAGACTTATGTTATGATATATTAAAAGATAAGGATGTATAATGACCAAGAGTAAAATACTAGCTGAGATACAGCAAGTGATGATAGGATTAGCAGAATCAGAGCGTAGGGAGATTTATAAATTTTTATTTGACTTTGTAAATCATAGTGATGATGAGTTAATTAAAATATTAATAAGAGCACAAGAAAAAAGCAGGAGATAATATGGATAAAGAAGATATTATTGAAAGACTAAATGAGATAGAAGATTTAGTAAATTATATGCTATCTAGAGATAAGAATACAAAACTTTCTGATATTGAATATTATATTGACACTATCAGTTATGAAATTGAAAAACTAAGATTGGAGTTAAAATGAAAATGCCTAGAGTATATATTAAGGATTATGTTTTAATAAAATATGAAAAGGAGTCTAGTAAACTTAGAATGTCTGGTGGGAGTTGGACAATTAATGTAGAGAAATTTCCACTTGCAAAGTATCATACTATTCGTTATATTACAAGGCAGTATGTCTACGATATAGATACAGAAGATGCACTTGCTAATGGTTTTTTTAAAAATCTAGGTGGTGAAAAGAAATTAGTCGTACCTATTAAACATTGGAGAAGAATAGAATATGCCCTATCCCTTTATAAAAAACATATTGCCTAAACATAAGGAGAATAACAATGTTAAGGATGAACCGAGAAAAAAATACAATAAAGACATCCGTAAAAAATTATTGTGCAAATTATGATGCAGGTTATAAATGCAGTGGAGTTATGATTGATAAAGACCTCAAGCAGTATATTGATGAGGATTATTATAATAAACCATGCAAGATCGCTAACGGAGAAGAGTGCAAATATTATGATAATATAGTAAGAAAAACAGCAGGTTTCTAAAGGAGGAAAAATGAGCAGTACATATTATGGTTCAATACCATTACCAATTAGGCATCACAAAGATTTAAAACCAATATCAAAATTGTTGTATGCTGAAATAACATCTACACTTAACGAACAAGGCAAATGTATAAAAAGAAATGCACATTTTGTTAAGGCTTTACACATAAGTATAAGCACAGTAAATAGTGCTTTAAAAGAGTTAAGAGAGTTTGGGTTTATACATGTTCAAATAGATATAGATAAACAAACTCATAAATTTATAAAGAGGTTTATTACACCTATCCCTACCTATATTTCGGAGGGGGTAAGACAATCTTCTAATTTTACCCATGCCGATAATCTAAATGGGGTTTCAGACTCTTCTCCTCTAAAAGACTTGGAAATGCCTAGTGGTATATTGGCTACATTATTATATAATAATAATACTATAGTAACTAATAAGATAGAACCTAATATTAGGCACACCCAATTAAATGATAGCATAAATGATAAGCAATTAGAATACATACAAAACATTGTAAATCATTTCTATGATAGGCAAAGTAAAAAGTTTCCACATCTATATTCTAATTGGAAAAGCGATGATGATTTAATAAATAAGTCAATCAATATGATTTATGATTTGATAAGATTAGATAAGGTAGATTATAAGCTAATTAAGGATGTTATATATTGGGCATTACAAGATAGATTTTGGCACAAGAACTTAATATCTTTAAAAACCCTAAGAAAGAAATCAGATAATGGTTTTACTAAATGGAATAATCTACTAACTAAATATAGGAGTGAAGCATAATGACCTTTGAGGAGAACGGAATATTTGTGAATGGCAGTGGGCAGGTAAAGACTACTTGTCCTAAATGTAGTAAAGGCAGGAAGAAGTCATACGACACATGCCTCTCAGTAAATGTTGATGAAGGTGTGTGGCATTGTCATCATTGCAGTTGGAAGGGATCACTAAAAGAAAAAGTTAAACATTTAACTTTACCACCTATTGAAAAACCTAACCCACCTAAGACAGAACTACCCGAAGAAGTTTACAAATGGTTTGAAGATAGATGTATAACTAGGGCAGTGGTTGATGCAGAGAAAATAGGATATGAAAATAGATGGATACACTTTCCCTTTTATAAAGATGAAGAAGTAGTTAATATTAAATCACGGACAGCAGATAAAAGATTTAAACAATCTAAGAATGCTGAGAAGTGTTTTTATAGATTTGATTCTATGAAAGGTATGGAGACTATTATAATCACTGAAGGCGAAATGGATGCTCTATCGCTTGTACAAGCTGGGTTTATGAATGTTGTATCAGTACCCGATGGTGCTCCTGCAAGTGGCTCAAATCCAACAGATAAGAAGTTTAGCTATCTGTTGTCAGCAGAAGAGCATTTAATGAATGCAGAGACAATTATATTATGTACAGATTCAGATAGTGCAGGTAAGTTTCTTAGGGATGAGTTATCAAGAAGAATAGGTAGAGAGAAGTGCTTTAGAATCTCATACCCCGATGGATGTAAGGATATGAATGATGTCCTTATAAAGCATGGCGAAGATGAGGTACAGAATATAGTTTCTAATGCACATCCGTATCCTATTGATGGTGTTGTGATGGTTCAAGACATTGAAGATGATGCCATTGATTTATTATTAAAGCCTCAACATAAGGGTTTATCTACAGGTTGGAGTGCTGTCGATCCTCATTATTTGGTTAGTCCATCAGAGGTTACAGTGGTTACAGGTGTACCTAATATGGGCAAATCAGAGTGGATGGATGCGTTAATGATTAATATGATTCAATCATATGGTTGGAGATTTGGTATATTCTCAGCAGAGAATTTTCCAGTTGAACATCATTTACTTAAACTGGTAGGTAAATTTTCGGGTAAGGCATTTTGGGGAGAAGATAAACTAAATGAAGAGACAGCACGGAGTTCTATGAAGATACTTAACGACCATATTAAGTTTATAGGTACACAAGAGGACTCTGTAACTATTGAATCTATAATGGAACAAGCTAAGATACTTAATTATAGATTTGGTCTAAATGGTCTTGTTATCGATCCGTGGAACACGATTGAACATAAATATGGAGATGGAGAGAATGAGACTTTATATATATCAAGAGTGCTTTCACAGCTTAGTGCATTTGCCAAAGTAAATGAGTTACATATATGGCTAGTAGCACATCCAAGAAAAATGGAGAATGGTGTTGATAGGAAACCTGTTGTTCCCACTCCCTATGATATAAGTGGTTCAGCTAATTGGTTTAATAAGTGTGATAATGCAATTACTGTGCATAGACATAAAACAGATGAAGATGATTATGCAGGTATTCATGTTCATAAGATTAGGTTTCAATATAAGAATGGTAAACCTAATCAAGGTCATCCTGCAAAACTAAAATACAATTTGACTAATGGTAGGTATTATGAGTATTTTGAAGAAACCCAATTTAAAGAAAATCTTTTTGAATAAAACCTCAGCTATAAATAATGAGAAATACAGGAATCAAAGTAAAGAAAGGCATATAAGACATATGCGTAACAGGCTAGCAGAAGAGTTTGATGAGATTTGGATTAAGTATAACAACAACAAAGCCACATATAATCAATGGGAACAAGCATTGGATAAGTGGATAAATGCGGAGTTAATATGAAAGTAAAACGATATATAGTAACCCCAGATAAACATTTTCCTATGGCTGACATGAAAGCTATAAGTGTTGTTTGTCAAGCTATAGAGATTATAAAACCAGACGGATATATAGATTTAGGCGACACAGGAGAGTGGCATTCCGTGAGTCATTGGCAGTGGAAGAAAAAGAAAAGACCTCCGCTAGAATATCAGATACCATTTGTTGATGAAGAGATTGCTCAAGTTAATAAAGGCATGGATATAATAGATGAATCACTAGATAAGGCTAATGTGAAGATAAGACACTTTATTGAAGGCAACCATGAGGATTGGTTAAATAGATTTGTAGAAGAGAATCCTTACTTGGCTAGTAAATATAAAGTACCTAATGCTTTAAGGTTAAAAGAGCGTGGCTATAAGTATCATAGATTAGGTAAGATGTTAAAGATTGGTAAATTAAATTTTTATCATGGACATCACTATGCAGGTATTCAACATACTAGAAATCACTTACTTAGAATGGGTGGAAATGTTATGTATGGTCATCATCACGATATACAACAATCTAGTGTAACTCACATTGATGGTGTTAAGTCTGCATGGTCTATTGGGTGTTTGAAGGATATGAGTGCAGAGGCTAATGAGTGGCTTGGGAACAGGGCACATAATTGGCAACATGCTTTTGCCATAGTAGACTTTTATAATAATGGATTTTTTACTGTACATCTAGTTCAGATTGTAGATGGTAAAACTTCATTATGGGGAGAATTAATCAAAGGTTGATTTATATCAAAGGAAAGGAGTAACTTCTGATATGAAAAGAGAGACAATAAGAGTTGAGTTCCCTGAAGATGCAAATAGTGAAGAGATCACTTTTGTAAGGAATCAACTATTTAAATTATTAGAGAGGCATTCATGCACTCTAAGAAAGATTTCAGAACATGAAGAGTGATGCTATATATTACGCTACTATAGGTTGGGATGGTATTGATGAGTACACTCAAGGAGACAGAACGATTACTAGGATGAATATTACTGATTTGATTGAAGGTGTACAAGACTATCTTCATACTTTTGAATCAAGGCATCCCTATCTAGAATGTGCTAGTGTAGAGTATAGGGATGGTAGAAAAACTGTTGAATATAAGGATTTGACAGAAACAATAAAAAACACAATAAAAAAGGAGAATGAAAAGAATGGATAAGAATACATTCAAATTAAACCCAACTGATGCTAATGTTGTAGAGCTACTTTATAATCAACCTAAAACAGGTACTAATAACTATGGAGATTGGTTCTTGTATGGTGTGAGAAAAGATGGTGTAGAGACTAGCTTTTTTGCAACAGATGCACTGCATAAGAAGTTATCAGTTTATAGTCAAGGTGCAAAGTTAAGTATAAAAAAAGAAGAGTATGCTCCTGGTAAATCAGCTTGGACAGTTCAACCTCTAGAGGGTACAACTGCATCTGCTCCTACTGCTTCTACCACAAGAACAATAGATGATAGGACTCATGATATACATAAGCAGGTATGTTTGAAGTTGGCTGTTAGTATATTTACTAGCAATAAAGAAGTTGGTATTTTGTCTGGTGCTGATATATCAATCATCGAGGCAAATACTTTGGCATTGTTAGACATATTAGAGTACAGCGAAAAAGTTAAAGGTTTAACTTCTTCTGACGATCCTGTAGTCAATGATGATATGCCATTCTAATTAATCCCTCTGTGAAGAAATCATTATCAAAGAAATTAGACCAAGCATGGGCAGACAAAGTTAAAGAATATGGAATGTGTGAATACTGCCACAAGACTAAGCCTCTTAATGCTCATCATTTTTATTCAAGGTCTATTCGCTCTGTTCGTTGGGATATTGATAATGGTTTTTGTCTCTGCGTTGGATGCCATGTGTTCTCCTCCAAATTCTCTGCCCATAAGACTCCTGCCGAGTTTGTTGAATGGGCAATAGAAAAGCGTGGCATCCAATGGTACGAGACTTTAAAAGAAAGAAAGAACCAAGTAGTAAAATTTTTAGATAGCGATTATGAGGAGATTATAACTAAATTAAGACAAATAGAATTTGATTTTTAGGAGAATTAAATGAAAGTAAAAAAGATTAAAGATAAGGTAATGAGCATTTGGAATCATACTGAAATGGAGATGGATGATTTATCAAAGGCTGGTATAAAGAAACACATTGATAAGATTAGTGATATAGTTAATGAACTTATTGGTGATATAGAAGAATTAAAAACTTGCTCAGTTTGTAGCTTTGAAGTCTGCGATACATGTGTAGATGGTATGGAGAAACAATATTGCGAGTAATATTTGCCCTTCAATCTGAATTAATATTTAATAACAAGTGGTTGTTAATAAGGCAGATAAACAATGTGGTTGGCGTTGCATTGTGGGGCAAAAATTTTAACTAAAAAAGGAGAATAACATGATAGAAATAATGTTAATGTTTGTACTAGCATTAGTAGTCTATAATAGTAGTTTATGGGAAAGTGGTGCTTGGGAAACCACTAAGTCTAGATGGGTGTATTGGAGAGATAAATGAACGTACCAGACTTTATGAAATGGGCAGAGTCTATGCAAGAAGAAGAGAATAGACTCATGCTTGTAAAAGGAGAAGAGTACACTGTTTCTAATGAAGATAAATTTAAGAACTTTAAAAGCATTGGAGACAGGATGGAGTTAAATGCAGAACATGTTGCTTTGATTTATTTACTAAAGCATATGGACTCTATTAGGAACTATGTTCTTAATGGTAAAGAGGCTTCAGAAGAACCTATAATCGGCAGGATACAGGATGCAAGAAACTATTTATTATTGTTGGGTGGAATAATTGCCGAAAGAAAAAACACGAAAACTTGATTCTATACAATGGGTTATTGATGCACTTGATAGTCCTATAATAGAAAAGAGATCACGAGAGAACCATAAAACTGATGAGATTAGGGCAGATGAATCTTTATTTTGGTGTCCTGAATGCAAAAGAAAATGGAATATATTTGAGGGCGAAATGTGGAGTAGCCCTGATATGAAACTATGGGATGAAAAGATATGTCTAGATTGCGATTCCCTTGCAAGATAGAAAATGGTAGTTTGGTTCTCCTAAACAGGGCAGAGTTTGATAGTGCTATCCTTAACCTTTCGGGAGAGTATTATCTTGAACTTCACGAAACTGGAGTTCGCTCTGCCCAACAGAACAATTATTATTGGAAGATTGTTCAGATTATAGCAGATGACTTAGGCTATACAACTCAAGAAATGCACTCAACAATCAAAGCACACTTCAATGTGCAAAGCACTAAAACCTTATCTACTAAGGAGTTTGCTACATTTATAGAACGTATAATTAGATGGTGTGCTGTAGATCTAAACATAGTTATACCTGATACTAAAACTCTTCTTCAATCTTCATAGACACATTAAATACATCAGGTGCAACTTGAGTCATGTCTAAACTATTTTTTCCAAACCTAGCAAATAGATAATCAGATTCATCTGGACTTGTGCCATCTTGAGTAAATATAAATGGTATATGACTACCATGTGTATAATTCCATATATCACTTACAACAGTGTCATCTGCTTGAGTTTGTACATCATAAGTGCTAGGCATTACATCACTTGAATTTAAATAGCTAAATTTCATATCATATATCATTCTACCGCCATACAAGCCTCTTTTATCATTGCCTGTGTATGTTTGAAATGGTGAAAAGTTAGTTGTCGATAGTAAACTTTTACCATAACTAGATAATGTAGAAAATCTTTGACCGCCTGATGATTCTTGAATTTTTTGCTTATCAAATTCAATACTGCGTTTTACATTTAAATCTGGGCTAATAGGCATATCATAATATTCACCTATAATTATACATCCTATTTTTAAATCAGTTGATGAAAATTGATTGCTAGTTACTCCTTCAAATTGGATACCAAAATACCTTGCATCTATCTCATTAAATGTTATTATGGTGCTACCATCAGCACTTGGAGTTACTAACTTATGTAGTTCATTATCACTGTCTTGATTAGTGTCGTTTGACACAGCACCATTAAATATTTGTGTTGGTTGTATTCGTAAAGCATCGGGAAAATCTACATCTCTTACATCACTTGCACTAGATGTATCGTATGCTATTTTAAATCTAGCATCTGCTGACTTCATATTATGATTAAGGATTGCAACAAAGTTTGTCTTGTAACTACCAAATGCAAAATCATATGAAGTAACTACATGATCAGAAACATTAGATGCAGTATCAAACTCTACTTGATTTAATGGTCGCATATCAATTAATTCAGGTAAATCGCTAGTATTTTTTAAACCGACAATACTACCACTTGTTGCTTCAACGTTTAAAGCAAATGTTGGGGATATCCCCCTAGTTAGTAAATAATTTAATCTATCTACATAAAATCTTGGTTTTCTTATATTTAAATTTGCCATTAGCCTACTTCCCTACATTCAATACTTACAGAGCCAATACTCCTGTTTAAACTTGTTATCATATAGTATTGAGAGCCAGTCGTATTCCAATTATGACCAAAAGGATTGACTGGCATATCTTCAAACTTTACTATATCTCCTGTTTCTAAATTATATGATTTACTTGAATTAACAATATCACATTTTATTATTTTTTTAACATCACCTATTATATTATTATAATATGAATAAAAATCAGCATTAGGATCTGA